TAACAGTAAATATCGAAGGCATGATCGATACTGGTAATTTTGATGAAGTAGTAAATCAAGCCTTCGTAAATGCACAGCGTAAAGGTTTATCACAATCCCCAGCTGGATCGCTTCCATGACAGCACCGGTAATCAATGCCGTAATCAACTTTAGTACCGGGCCATCTTTTACACAGGCCATGATCCTAGATTCAGGCATATTAGGTACTAACGTATTGGCAGACTCAGCATCTTTGATTGTTGATGTCAGCAACGTGGTCGATACCATCAGCACTCGGCGCGGTCGATCTGCTACAGCTGATGAGTTTCAGACAGGTACGCTTACCTTGCGGATTGTGGATCAGAATGGTGACTTCAACCCACAGAATCCAAGTAGCCCCTACTTTGGCAATCTAACTCCAATGCGTAAGGTAGCAATATCGGCTACCTATAACAGCATTACCTACCCAATCTTCTCTGGCTTTATTACGTCATATACGACCACTACGCCACGTAATGCTAACGATGTAGCCTATACAACCATTACGGCTGTTGATGCCTTTAGATTGGCTCAGAATGCCCAGATCAGTACTGTTACAGGTGCTGTTGCCCAGTTATCTGGCGCACGTGTCAATAAGTTACTTGATCAGATTGCTTGGCCTGTCACCATGCGTGATGTCGATGCTGGCCTAACTACTTTGCAAGCCGATCCGGGCACAGCCCGTACTACCTTGGCAGCTCTAACTACTGTAGCCAATAGCGAATACGGCGCAATCTACGTAGGCAAGAATGGCTATTTCGTATTCCAAGATCGATCTGTCACTGCTGGAAGCGTAGGCGGTACGCCTGTTGTATTTAACGATAACGGCACAGATATTGGATATGCCAATGCAGTCTGGCGACTTGATGACACCCTTGTATTTAATCAAGCTAACGTCACACGCACAGGTGGCACAGTCCAATCGGCTACAAACCAAGCCAGTATTGACAAGTATTTTGCTCATACTTATAACCAGCAAGATTTACTAATGGCTACTGATGCTGATGCTCTTAACTATGCCAAGGCTTATGTCGCTAGCCGCGCTGAAACCAGTATCCGCTGCGATGCGATCGAACTAGACCTATACACAGACAACTACGATGCTGGCATTACAGCAGCTCTGGACTTAGATTTCTTCGATCCAGTCACAATTACCACCAATCAGCCCGGCGGTTCAACCCTGACCAAGACCCTTCAAGTCTTTGGAGTTGAACACCAGATCAGGCCAGATAGATGGCGCACGACTTTTACCACACTTGAACCTATAATAGATTCATTTATATTAAACTCAACCATATCTGGCATACTTGGTACGTCAGTATTAAGTTACTAAGGAGATAAGAAAATGGCCGTTGGATTCCCAGCGAAAACTGACTTCGCCACTGGCGACGTCTTAACCGCTACAAACATGAATGACGTGACGGGCACTTTAAACCTGTTGCAGTCTGCTCAGTACGCAGCTGGCAAAAACGCCATCATAAATGGCGCCATGCAGATTTGGCAGCGTGGCACATCTATCGCGGTAGGCGCGGCAACCGTCTTTACAACCGATCGCTTTCAGGCCAATCGTGCAGGTGCTGTAGCTGGTTTAACTGTTAGCCGTCAGGCAACTAATGACACCACTAACCTGCCATTTATCCAACACTGTGCCCGAGTTCAACGCGACTCAGGCAATACATCAACAGCTGCTAATAGCTTTTGGCAAAATTTTGAGACAATAAACTCTATTCCTTTTGCTGGTAAAACAGTAACTATTTCATTTTATGCAAGAGCAGGTGCTAACTTTTCTGCTACTTCAAGCGTACTTCAATATAATCTTTATTCCGGTACTGGCACAGATCAAAACGTAAATACAACTGGTTTTACTGGATCAACTCAAGTTATTACTGGTAATGCAACACTAACTACAACTTGGCAACGCTTCACAAAAACTGGCACAGTAGCTGCTACTGCTACTCAATTAGCCGTACTTATGGTTAATTCAAATACTGGCACTGCTGGAGCAAATGATTATTATGAAATTACTGGCCTACAAGTAGAAGCCGCATCCAATGCTTCACCTTTCCAAACTGCCAGCGGTTCGATTCAAGGAGAATTGGCGTTATGCCAGCGGTATTATGTGCGTATGGCGGCTGGTAATACATCTCATTTTGCTTTAGGTCAAGCCTATTCGACTACAAATGGTTTAGGTTTTCTGCAATTTCCAGTTCCAATGCGTACTGCACCGACAGCTTTAGAACAGACTGGAACTGCGGCAAATTATGGTCTAGCAACTTCAAATCTTACTTTTAACGATTGTACAGCGGTGCCAATTTTTAACAATGCGACCGTTTATACCACTACATTTGTTTTTGTTTCCACTGGTGTTGTAGCTGGAAATGCTACACACCTTGTAAGTAAAAATAACAATTCATACTTAGGTTGGAGTGCTGAACTATAATGAAATATGAATTACTAATGACTAATGAAAATGGCGTAAAGATTTATGCTCGCATTGATGACGATGGCAAATGCCGCGTTACTTGTACCGAGGATAACCCTGAGTATCAGGCTTGGTTAAATGAAGCCCAAGCTAAGTAAGTCTGCAATCCAGTTAAGGGAACAGATTGACGACACATTCCCAGATCGAGATCGAACTTCTGATGGTTGGATCGGCGACAGCAGACACTCTGCGCGCAAGTCAGATCATAATCCAGATGCTCTCGGTTGGGTACGTGCCATCGATGTGTCTAGAGATCTATCGGGTAAAGCTAAACCTGACATCATGCCAGATCTTGCGGATCAGATTCGCCTCTTTGCAAAGTCTGATGCTCGAAAGCGCATCAGTTACATCATCTTTGACGGCAAAATCGCCTCACCTATCCTTAGATGGAAGTGGCGCAAGTACACAGGGATCAACAAACATAATCACCACTGTCACATCTCGTTTACGAAAGAAGCTGACAATGATGGTGAGTTTCTTCAAATACCTATGATCGGGGGATCATCATGAAAGATTTACAGAACGCGTTAGGCTCATGGGGCAGAGCATTCCTAGTTGCAATCATCTCAATGTATGCAGCTGGAGTTACAGAACCAAAGGCACTTATCGCTGCTGGCGTTGCCTCAATCATTCCACCGGTCTTGCGCTACCTTGATCCTAAAGATGAACTCGGAAGAAAATGACACAAGCAGACTTCTTTCAGCTCTATATTGCCACTCTTGTGACACTGGGTGGCTTGGCTGGTTATGTGATCACACACTTACTCAGCGAGATCAAGCGACTCAACACTCGCGTTGATGAGATTTACAACATACTTCTAGAGCGGTAGAATTAAGCATGGCCGCACGCAAAGCGAAAGCCCTAGAGGATCAGGGTTACACTCCACTAGAGGCTTACTGTATTGGCTTAAATGAATACTATAAGGCTTTACGTAAGGCTGGCTTTCCAGTTGACATATGCCTATCGATGATCATGGATCCGTTCTCATATCCTGAATGGATCCTGCCTAAACGCATCAACGATAATCCCAGCAATATGCCTGACTTCTATCCTGACGATGACGAGGATTAATGAAGCGCACTGTAGTAGTGCCAGATCTGCAAGTTCCGTACCATGACGAGGTGGCGGTAAAAAATGTCGCCGCGTTTATTAAAGTATTTCGGCCTGATGCTGTTGTTAGTCTCGGAGATGAAATCGATCTCCCACAGATCAGCCGATGGACAGAAAACAAACCGGGCTGGTACGAGCAAACACTAGCTGCTGATCGGGATATGACAGTTGATGTCCTATGGGAATTGACCCAACACGCCAAAGAAGCCCACATGATTAGGTCTAATCACACTGATCGGCTTTACAACGTAATCATGAATAAAATACCGGCATTCTTGTCATTACCAGAGTTAAAGTTCGAAAAGTTTATGAAGCTCGATGAACTGGGTATTTCATATCATAAGAAGCCATTTCCTATTGCGAAGGGTTATGTTGCAGTGCATGGCGATGAACAGGCCATCAAACCTCAGCCCGGTCTTACAGCCCTAGAAGCGGCTCGTAGGCATGGTTTAAGCGTGATCTGTGGTCACACTCACCGCGCTGGTCAATCGGCCTTTACAGAGGCTTCTGGGGGCAAATTAGGCCGTATCATACGTGGCTTCGAGGGTGGTCACTTGATGGATATTCGTAAGGCTGCCTACACCAAGGGCACAATGAACTGGCAACAGGCATTCTTGATAGTGGAAGAAGATGCCAAGGGCGTTCAAGTAACTACTATTCACTTGGAGAAAGATGGCACATTCGTTTATAACGGGCGCAGGTTCGGGCGAGCTAGATGATCCGCTTAGGCGCGACATCGACAGCCACATGGACAATTCAGAATTGTTACCATTTCGTTACCAAAAGGTGCTTGCTTAGTCTGCCATAGCCTGTACATTCAGCCTTATCAGTGATCGTCACTGATGGAAAGGGCTAAGATGTTTAATTTAGATGTTTATTTAACCCTAGTCATGGGTGCATTTCTAGTTGTAGGTATTGCAGCTGGTTACGGCATGGGATTCAAAGAAGGTAAAGAAGAAGGCTATCAACTCGGCCGTTCGGTCGCTCGACACACATTCTGGTCAGAGTGAAGGCCAAGGATATCCTCGATGAAGCTAAGCAGCTACTCGCCGACAGAGGTAACGAATACGGCGATTCAACTCTCAATCACATTCGAATCGCAAGACTCTGGAGTGTGTATCTTGACAAGAACATCGAGCCACACGAAGTCGCAATCTGTCTTATCCTCACCAAGATCTCGCGAATTAAAACTACGGCAAACCACCCAGACAGTTACAAAGACATCTGTAGCTACTCTGCAATCGCTGGCTCTATTACATCAACTGATTGGACAGACCTTGACAGTTACTAAGGCCTAGCCCGGTCAATGGTGCGACTACTGCCAGATGAAGTGGGGTCGCGATCACCCTAATGGCAAAGGTAAGACGTTTGCAGTTTGGACTGTAGTAAGCCAACACGCTAAGTCTAAAGGTATCAACCGACATTATTGCCAGCCTTGTGCTGTCTGGGTGTCAATCTGGCCAGATGGATCTCACTGGCCTTTAACTGAGCAAGCAGAGTTCCTAGTAAAGCAAGAGGAGATCAATCATGGCGTTTAACCTAGCTGATTATCAGCCAGTTGAAGAAAGACTAACTATGTTTTGGAAGGAGTTCCCAGATGGACGCATATCAACGGAATTGGAAGTATGTGAAGCTCATAGATATGTTGTTAAGGCCTATCTCTACCGCACTTATCTCGACCAAGTCGCTTACTCGACTGGGTTTGCTGAAGAGAAGGATACTGATCGCGGCGTTAATGCCACTAGTGCGCTTGAAAACTGCGAAACTTCAGCGATCGGCAGAGCTCTTGCTAACGCAGGTTTCGCAGCTAAGGGCAAGCGACCAAGCCAAGAGGAAATGAAGAAGGTTCAAACCTTTACAAAGCCGCAACAGCCAATACTTAAAGAAAAGTTTCCAGAGCCAGTAAAAGATGCTTGGACAATAGAAAACCCTAAAGACGTACAAGAAGTTGTACCAGTCGAGGGTGCGCCTACTCTAAGTTCGGCGATGAATTTACTAGCTGATGAACTTAATGCTAAAGAAATACCGCAAGCACCAAAGTGCCAACA